GGTTGAAACACTCCCAGACGGCGCACTGCCGATCTACGATAAGGAATTCGACACGGCCGCAATGACGGTCGGCTCCACGCCGGGTTCTTCCTTCGTTGAGGCATTCGTGGTCGGCGAGGAAGGCGGGGACATCGTCCGCGTCACCAAGCCGAAGCGCGTCACCGTCCCGACGTTTGAAATCGTTTCCAACCCGATGATCCCCATCACCCAGATCAAGGAGCGCCGCTTCGACCTCGTTGCCCGCTCGCTGAACCTGGCGAAGGCGGAAGTCGGAGCACAGGAAGACGCATACGTGTTCTCCCTGTTCGACGCAGTCGCAACCGCAGCGGCAACGCACGCGGCAAACGACCCGGTATACAACCCGGACATCGCGATCAACGCCCCAATCGACATCAACTCGATGGCGGACGGCTTTGGTCAGGTGCAGCGCCACGACTTGTCGGTTGCGTTCGTGTTCTTCAACCCACGCGACTACACCGACCTGCTCAAGTGGACTCAGCAGAACATCGACCGCGAAACACAGCGCAAGCTCCTGAAGACCGGAGTTATGGGCTACCTCTGGGGCGCAACACTTCTCCAGTCGCGTAAGGTGGGCTACGGTTCCATCTACATCCTCGCGGACGCAGAGTTCCTCGGCGTCATCCCCGAGCGTATTCCGCTCACGGTGATGTCGGCCGACCGTCCGGACCTCCGCCAGATCGGTTTCTCGATCTTCGAGAACCTCGGCTTCTTGGTCTTCAACCCGTCAGGCGTTCAGCGTCTCACGGTCAACGGCCGCTTCGTCGCGTCCAACAACACGGGCGAGAACTAAACCTCTCGTTCCACTGGTTCACCGAAGGGCAGCCTCAAAAGGGCTGCCCTTTTTGTTTTTTTGGTGACCCCAAATCTCCGTTTGCCCACTTTTCCTTCCATTATTGAGTATTTAACCTACTAGGGAGACCCAACCTTGCAAAGATCGTATTTAGTCAAGTCACCCGTCCATTTCGCTGACCTCGGCTTTTTCGTTAAAGTCGGGGATATTCTGGTACACGATACATCCAATTCCAACAGACTCACCGTGTACCGCAATGGGGAAGTGGTTAAAGCCGTCAAACAGACGACTTTGGGGCTTGCCGCGATGCAGAAGAGTGGGTTCATTGAAGAGATGACCCAGCAGGCTGCCAAGGTGGCTCCCAAAGCGCCTCAGAAGCCCGTGGAGGCTCCCAAGCCTGTCGCCAAGAGGGAAGACCTCAAGCCAGCCCCCAAGCCCGTCCCAGCCCCCGTGGTGAAGAAGGAAGAGCCTAAACCGGAACCCAAGAAGGAAGAGGCTAAGCCTAAATCCAAGCCCGAGGACGAGGAATGAAGCGCTGGTTCGCATTGATTCTACTCGTTCTTGGGTTTGGGGTCAGTTCGGTGCGGAGTCAAGAACTGCCGGACGCGCCAAAGCCACAGCCGAACTTGGCGACAAAGCAAAGCCCTATCACCTACCCGTTCAGGGCGACCGGAAGCACGCTAAAAGACGTGGTTACCTTCAAGGATAAGCAGTTTTCGGCGGTGGCACTGTTCTACGTCGGATCATACGCGGCGGACATGGTCTCCACGAAGGAAGTGTTTGACAGATGTTTGACCTGCCGGGAGGCTGGTGCGTTCTTCACGGGGACTCGGGATACGGGAAAGTTGGCTTTGGCGTGGGGGGCTGTAACGGTGGTCAACATAGTCGTGGCGCATGAGTGGAAGAAGCACGTCCACAATCGCGTCCTTCGCGATCTTTGGTCTGTCGGGATGCTGTATCAAGCGGGTAACCACATAGATGCAACGGTGGATAATTCGGGGATTAAATGAGCTTTCAACGTGCCCAGAACTCCGCGTAAAAACCAGTGGAACCGCGCTGCCGCGAAATGTGGCGGGCGCTGCTGGTACTGCGGCGTGATGCCCGACCCAGAGACTCTCACCGTTGACCATGCTACGCCTCGGTCACGGGGCGGTAAGAACCGGGACAACAACTTGTTGCCAGCTTGCGAGTACTGCAACAATCTCAAAGACTGCCTCACCCTGAGCGAGTTCCGCAAGTTCGTCAAAATTCGCATCTCCCGTAACCTAACCGCTCTCGGCTATTGTAACTCCAGCGTGCGCGTGGTGTTCTGGGGCGAGGGCAATGATTCGCCCTTCGCCTACTGACTTTCCGCTACTAAAGCAGAGGGCAAAGTGCGCTTATGAGCGAGGTTTCCCCAATCCTGATGGCAGAATCGGTAAACACGGAACCCATCGAGATCACAGGGGCTTTCGTGACGATACCGCTTTCCGCTGCCGTGGACGTTGTGGACGGCGTCGGCAATCGTGCGGTGAAGACAGCAATCTCCTTACCTGATCTCGTCCGTCAAACTAACGCCTTTTCCAAAAAGTACAGGGGCGGCTGCCAGCCGCGTCTGCTGGACTCAAACCCACGTGCGCTCTTTCTCCACTACAACGTGAAGTGCAACAAGGAAGACAGCGATCCGGCTGGTCACGATGTGCGTGTGCAGTTTGATGTGTCAAAGGTGCAGGAAAGCCAGAAGGCAAAAGACCTAGACGTTCAGGTGCAGTGTTCGTGTCCCGCGTTTCTCTATTGGGGTGCCCAATGGAACTTGCATCAGCGCGACGGTCTACTCGGTCCGGCACGCCCTGCACTGCAAGCGCCGAAAGAACGCCTTGACCTCCGGGGAAACTACGTCATCTGCAAACACATCCATGCAGTGTTTGAACGCATCCTGCCCAGCGTGCAGCACAACATCGTGAATATCCTCCGCAAGCGCGAGGTGGAACGGCGCAAGCTGGAACTTGAAAACAACCCAGAAAAGCTCCAAAAGCAGAAAGAACGGGACGAGAAAAAGAAGAAGATTGAAGATGTCCGCAAGACGAAGAACAAAGAGATCAAGCAAAAGCTGCTGGACGCGCTGAAGCAGGAAGAGGAAGCGCGGATGATGCACGAGAAGGAACTTGAAGATCAGGTGCCCGAGACGGTTGAACGCACGGAGCCTGCAACCGCACCGCATGAGGCTCCGAAGAAGCCCGCACCTGCACCAGAACTGCCCGAACAGCCGGAACAGGAACTTGCCGACATCAACGAGCTTACGGACGAGGAAGAGAAGAGGATTGAGGAACTTCACAAAGAAAACAAGCCGCACATCCACAAGGGGCTGCCCTACGACACGGAGGAAGGCGGCAAGAAATCTTCAAAGCACGCCTCAACAGATGAGCCTGGCTTGCTCTGGCGTGCGCCGGAAGACAATCAGAGTCACGACTATCAGCCCTCGTGGGACTACGAGCCGCGTGCGAACAGCGACCCGGAGCTTGCGAAGATCGCAATACAGGCAGCAGCGGGGATTTACAGGAACACCAAAGAACCGTTTGAACTTTGGGATGTTGATATGGCCGAGCGTGGCGCGGTCGGAATGTACATCAACGGCACATGCGGGTTCCCTGTGGTGTTCGTTGATCTTGAGGCACACCGTGGATACGAAGACCAGATTTTCAAAACTATAGACCACGAACTGAAGCATGCAGTGCAAGACTCTGAGGGTCGGGACTTTGACGAAGACGAGGCGGAGGAAGACTGATGTTCGTTGAGACCAACCTGCCTTACCCCAACAGAATTCAGATCGTGCTCGCCCCATTCATCGGCCCCTTCGCGCAGGACGGTCCTCTCGGTTCGTTTGATCCGCGACGCGACTTGGAAGTGTACGTTGACGGCACGCTACAAGTGGTGCAGACGTTTTCGTACGATGCCGTAAACAACCGCTATCTTCTTTTCATGCAGAATTCCATCAACACTCAAGGCGTTGTTCAAGTCATCTTCCATGTGTCGTCGCCGTCGTTCCAAGGCGGAGCCGAAGCCACGGTTGCCGCGACCTCCGCCAGCACTAGCTCCGCGCTGGGCTGGGCTGCGCACACGAACTACTCCTTGGGGCAGACCGTCGTTGACATCAACGGTAACTTGGAAACTGTCGTGGGAGTCATCGGCGGAAACGAGACAGGAACATCGGGCGCTTCTACTCCCGCTTGGGGTACGACCACCGGAGCTACGATCAGCGACAACAACCTGATTTGGGCAGTCCATGTGTACCAGCAAACGGTGACGGGATTCGGGGTTTTTGACAAGTCCGCGCAGAATGGGGGATCGGCTACCCCCCTTACGACCAGCCCCCTAGCGCCTGCGAACGTAGCTACGCTGGCTTTGCTTGCCGCGAGTGACGGCGGTGTGTCGGTCGCCTCGGGCTGGACAGACTTCGGGGCAATAGCGGGCGTATCGGCTGGGCTATTACAACTCGCGAGCTTCGCGACGCCTTCCCCGATCAGCGTCACGACGACCACAACCACTCGGTGGGCGAGCAACCTGCTGCTCTTTGCTGGAAGCGGGCTTGCCTTGACTGCCTCCGTCACTTCTGTCCAAGTGGCATCCAACGTGCTTACCCTGACTGTAACAGCGCCCCAATACATCCCCGGAACTACGCTTTCGTTTTCCGGCTTCGTGAGCGCCGTGTTCCTCAACGGGCAGCATGTTGTGATCTTGACCAACAGCGGCACGCATATCACAGCGGCGTTTACCCACGCCAATTACGGACCTACGGGCGACAGCGGAACGGTGACCTATCATCCCTACTTGCAGTCCGTGACCATAAACGGTCTCGTGAGCACCAGCGGAACGTACACCAATTCATTTCCTAACCCCGTGCAAGCCGGAAGCACAATTTTGGTCGTCGCTATAACGGGCGACAACAATGCCCGTGCCGACATCACTGCGGTCTCGGACGGACACAGCGGTTCCTACACCATTTTCACCGCGTTCAGCCCCGGTGGACTCCCGGCCAACCGTCCGGGGTCGTCGGTTGCGTTTACGCAAAATGTTCCCGGTGGCGCATATACGCTCTCGGTCACGCTGTCAGTCCCCGGCGCGGCAGCGGGGGCTATCAGCTTTGTCGCTTTTGAACTCCCGCTAGGTTCGGGGGTGCCGTTCCCGCAGGTTCCTTGGATTCCGGGCGCGACTCCCAGCGCGTCGGTGGCAGTCAACGCACCGCCGACTGTACAACCCCCGGCTCTCGTTCAGTCCAACACGATCAGCACGGCAAGCTCGGGAGGCGTTTGCTCCGGTGCGCTTCTCAGTCCGTCCACAGCGGGCAACACGTTGGCGGCTTTCGTGTACTCAAACTCAAACGATGCTACTGTCACCGTTAATGATAACTTCGGCGACACGTTCACCCGTCAAATCTTTACAACGGACGGAACCGACTACATCTACGCCTACACCGCGCCCATCGGCGTCACGGGCACTTTTGCTGTCACATCGGTAGCCAACCATGTGGGCGGTCAGACCACTTATAACGGGACGTTCCTCAATGGCTTGGCGGGAAGCGCGGGAAGCGCCACGGCCACCGTAACCGGGTTCACCAACGGTGCCAACAACGGCACCTTCACGATCTTCTCCAGCACGCCGACCACGCTCGTTTTGAACAACGGAAGCGGTGTGGCGGAGACCCGCGCTGCCACGGCGAGCATCCCCATCCAAGTCGTCGTTGACCACGGCAGCACCACCCGCATCCTGATAGGCTTGGCCGAAGTCATGAATACGGTCGGATTGGACACGCCTTCGGTCGTGACCAACAAGCTCTTCAGCACGGGCACCGTGACCAGCGGGAACTTTACAACGTCGGGAACCAACGAACTGTCCATCGGCTTCGCCGCACCTCAAGCGGGTGTGCCGGGCTTCTCGCAGAACGACGGCTGGATTATTGCCGCGCCGCAGAACACGGCGGCAATCGTCTCCAAGGCGGAACCAACAGCCGTTACGGACGCTGCTCTGATAAACGTAGGTAAGATCATCATGTTTGACCAAGAGACGCAAGCCAACGGCGTCGTGCCGGGCAATCCGACCATAACGCAGGTCACCACGCCGTACCTTACGCCCAGCACGTCCAACGAATGGGCGCTTCTGCTTGTAGGCAGCGGCGACGCCAGCACCACGCCGAACGGTTCTTGGGTTACTTGGGAGGGAGGTTCTCACTATAACC